CCGCGCAAGTGGCCCTCTGCATGGCTCAGGTCAAGGTTGCCCGCCTCATCGAGTCCCCGGAGCATCTCGACAGCTTCATCGACGCCGCGGCTTATATGGCCATCTCAGGCGAAATCGCCACCGAAAACCCTTAACCCTTACCTAACGAAGCCTTAAGTAAAGGCTAAGCCCCTCAACGCCACCTCGCCGGCGCTGGGGGGCTTCTTCGTCGTTTCTAGGGACTATAATTGACCTACAGCACCCCCTACGCCTCTACTCAAAGCGCACCAAGGGGGTCACTATTATCGGCCCCAGAACCGTCCCTGAAACTCGATTCCGAGTAGACCAAACGGCTGGGGTCTTTCCACGACACGCCGAAATNGCCTANTTGACGGTTNTTGACATTCCCCCCAATCGCTGATGAACTACTCCTAGAGCCGAGGGGACAGGAACCCGAAGCATCCAGAACAGGGGCAACAAAATGCTAGGAATAGTTATCACAATTCTGGCCGTGATTGGTACGGCAGCTCTGATCATGTTCATTCCACAACAGGACATCGACACCGAAATTGAGGATTGGCACAACTTCAAGAAGGCGCTCCGCAAATGAACAAAGGCGACCAAGTAGTCCTCAGCTTCACTGGCACCATTACTGAAATCTTCAAGTCTCCCGCATCCATCGGGGGCATNGACATCATCGAAATCGAAACCGAGCAAGGTATCCAGCATATGTTCTGGCCNGCCGAGGAATCCTCAGTGACCGTGAATGTATTGGCGAAAGGTAATAACTAATGATCCGAATGAATGCAGATGTGTTCGCAGCNNTCATGATTGGCGTTGCGTTTATTTTCACCCATATTGGCAGCTTCTATCAGTATTCCAAGCGCGAGGGAACTCACGACCTCAAGCGCGAACTCAAGACCACACGCGTTGAAGCGGANAAGGTCAAGGAGATTCTCTACCAGCTCACGCANCATTCCACTTTTCGGACGCCATCCGTCAAGCAGTCTCGGCGTCTCGAATCGGTCAAGGGCTAGTGTCCAAGGCCAAGGCTAAAGGGACATCAGCAGAGACAGCTCTGGTGAAATTCCTACAAGGTCACGGATTTCCGGGGGCAGAGCGCCGCGCACTGGGTGGGGGAAACTCAGGCGAGGATCTCGGAGATGTCACCGGAACTCCGTGTCTGGCATGGGAAGTCAAGAACCATCGCAGCTACAAAATCCCTGCATGGCTTGAGGAGACAAAGCTCGAGACCAAGCACGCTAAGGCCGACTACGGAATCCTTGTTGTAAAACCTAACGGCGTCGGGTTAACTCGGCCCGGTGATTGGTGGGCAGTTATGTCCATTTCCGACATCGTTCAACTACTCAGAGAAGCAGGATACGGCGACAGGAATGCTGAATGAAATTTTTAAGAATTTTCCAGACTTCGACAATCCGTTATGCGCGGAAGTCGACCCAGAGCTCTGGTTCCCGGAAACTAGCGAAGAACGGCGCATCAACACTCCCCACGCCAAGTCAATCTGCGGACGATGCGATCACCAAGTGGATTGCCTCAAATACGCCGTGGATCACGCAATTCCAGACGGAATATGGGGCGGGCAGACTGAACGTGAGCGAACTCGTCTCCAACCTCGAAAGACTTCTGGACGAGTCGCCCATTCCAAGGGGGCGAGAGCTGTCTCTTTCAAGCAACAAGGCTACACAAACGAAGAAATTGGACATATTCTGGGAATCAAAGCTGACAGTGTTGTCACGGCCATTATCCGATACAAAAAAGCAGTGGAACGGATGAACCGATGATTACTTGGTGGCAATTCGGTCTTCGTTTATTCCTCACGATTTTGCTTGGCGTCAATGTCGCATTCGTCATCAACCATATCCACTCGCCGTTGGTTATCACTCACGAAGTGGCCTTCACCGACGCCACAGCGGATCAGGTTGCCCGGGAACTTTTGGTCCCGAAGCAGTACGAATGCCTTCGATATGTCATGACGGTCGAATCACATGAGAATCCTTACGCCAAGTCTCCGACCAGCTCAGCGCGAGGAATTGGGCAGCTTCTCGCATCTACCTACAGAAACCTCGGAATAAAGCACTCGAACGACCAGAAGGCTCAACTGGTGGCGATGCTTGCCTATATCTCGGAGCGTTACGGTTCTGGTGGACCATGCGCTGCAAAAGCCAACGAACTCAAGCACAACTTCTACTAAGGGGAAACCATGTCAGAATTCACCATCGACGACGCCGTCGAGCTTCCAGCATCCGTCCAAGGATGGCTCGGCGAATATAACCGCATCAAATTCGAGATCAAGAAACTCGAGGAGCAAGCCGACATCGCCAGAGCTCACGTTGAGTTGGCACTCGGCGAGAATCCGCTGGGAACTATTAACGGCAACCCAGTCATCAAATTCGCCTACATCGAGCAACAGCGCTTCGACGGCAAAAAGGCAAAAGAAATCCTCACACCCGAGCAAGTCGAGTCCTGTACCGTGACAACGCGCATGAGACAATTCCGACCCATCATGCCGGACGATGANTTGTGAGAAAGTACAACAAGGTNGAGGAGTTGCAAGATTTTCTCTGCGGAGCATTNTGCGACACCGAAGCTGGATTGCATAGCTACATCGGACATCACAAATGGAAAGACCACGCCACCCGCCGGTTGCGTTTTAAGATTTTCGTGAACTCCTACTTTTGGGCTTCATGGTATTTCATCAAGGGGGACGACAATGATTGACATCCACGATTTAGCGACCGAGGTTCGAGTCAATATCGGAAGCGCATCAGCCAATTCCGCTCGCTCGCTACAAAAGGCCGTCGGTCCATCCGAGGTCGGTAGTGCGTGCGTCCGCAAAATCGGTTACCGCCTGACCCAGACGTCACCGACCAATCAGTCGGACACATGGTTGGCGACGATTGGCACGGCAGTCCACGCTTATCTTGCGGGCGTGTATGAGCGCCTGAATGAATCTCTGCCACAACCGCGNTATCTCGTGGAGCACCGGGTCACCGTNGATCCTGACCTCGATTTTGGNGGCAGTTGCGACCTTGTCGACCTCGAGCGCAAATGCGTCATCGACTGGAAGGTCGTGGGAGATTCCAGCCTCAAGCGTTACAAGGCCGACGGCGTTGGTGACCAATACCGCACACAGGCGCATCTCTACGCATGGGGCCTCATTCGCGAGGGAATCCTCATCGAGGATGTCTGCATCGTTTTCTTACCTCGTGGTGGCTCTCTGCGAGGATTGCATATCTGGTCCGAGCCATTTAATATNGAAATCGCGGCAGCGGGAATCGAGCGACTCAAGCAAGCGAAGGAAATCGTGGCAGCGGGTGGCAGTAATGCNCTCAAGATGTTGCCAGCGACGGAATCGTTCTGCCATTACTGCTCTTACTACTTGCCCGGATCAACAGATGTCTCCGTCGGATGTCCCGGTGGAGATTTACCAGCCCAACCCAGAACAGAAAGAAGGTAAGCCATGTCAATATGGGACGAACCCGGCATGAAGGTAGGCGGTGACTACATCAAATTCGAGAATGTAGGCGACACCGTTACTGGTCAGGTCCTCTCTATCGGAGCACACAAGTGGGAAGACGGCAGCGTCTCTCCTCAGTTGGTGCTCTCAACAGCGGAAGGCGAGAAAACACTCACCGCTGGTCAAGTACGCCTTAAGGCAGCACTGGCTGAAAAACGTCCGAACGTGGGCGACACNATTACCATCACNTACGCCGATCTCGAGAAGCGTGCCGGTGGTAAGACTCTCAAGCATTTCGATGTGAAAGTTGTCCCCGGAGATGGCTTCATCACTTCTGCACCAGTAGCACCTGCCTCGACTGCTGGTGTTGACCCTGCGGTGCTTGCTGCACTTCAAGCCCAACTCGGCGCGAAATCAGCAACACCGTTTTAACCCGGGACGCTGACATCTAGGGGGATGTCGGCAGCGCTGGATGGTTCGTCGGTTTCCTGTAGACATTCCCGACGCGAGGTTCGATTCCTCGCCAGCGCACGCAAGACCACACGAGAGACAAGGGGCAAGAATGTTGCAATACGCATTCGGCGCGATTTATGCGCTGATCATNATCGGGGGAACTNTNGTGATTGCCGAGGGGATTTCCCGCAAGCGCCGACGGTANTTGGACGACAACCCGCGAGGGGCTAAAGGTCGGGAATCAGGATGCAACTGNGGATGTGATTGCTGATGGAGATTCTCGTAGAAAACTCGTTTTGCCCAAAATGTTCATGGAGACATTACAGCAAGATAGAGCCGCTTCTTCATCAGTTTAAGGCTCGCAAGCCAGAATTCATCATGAAGGCTTATCGAGAATGCTTCTACTGCGGCGCATGGTTAGATGGCGTTCTGCTTCGTCCAGTAAAGGTAGGTGCTTAATGCCAAGCTACGAATTCCAGTGCCAAATCTGCAATAAGACCGAAGAAGTGTTCGCACGATTCGAGGAGACTTTCACACCGCCTAAATGTTGCGGCGCTGAAATGTCCCGCAAGTTTTCCGCGCCCGGCATCGTCTTCAAGGGTGATGGTTGGGCGGGTAAGTCATGACCCACGATGAATTGCTGGCAAATTTAGATGAACTTGACCAAAGTTGCAGCGTTGTAGGAGTAACAGTCGCTGCCCTTCGTGCAGTAGTGGAATTACACAGTCCATTTAGATGGAATTCCAATAACTATCAGCTCTGTTGTATAGCTTGCGATGATCTTGATGATGGTGATGTTGTTCCAGCGGCCTATCCTTGCCCAACTATCCAAGCCATCGAGAAGGAGTTAGGGTGAAGCTTCAATGCTTTGTCTGTCAAAAGACTGCACACTTTGAGCACCCACATATTATGGACCCTTCTGAATTTACCTGTTTAGACCATTGGGAAGGATGCAAAAGCTGTAAGCCCCTTACTAAGAAAGCAAAGTATCATAAAATGGCTGTTGAGAAGGGGTTGGTATGAACAAGACTCTGAAAATTGAGAAGCAAGAATCGCAACACATCGGATTCCTTCAAGGTCTTCGCGAAGCCATCGAATTGGTCGGTGGTCGTGAATGGGAATTCAAGAAAGATAAGCACCCAAACGCAAAAGCAGATTGGCTCAATGGCGTCGAATACGGCTTCATTCTTGCCCTCGAGAGATTGGACAGTGTTGTCGATGAA